GATCATTTCTGGTGTGATGTAAGACAGGGCGACTATAGGGGAAGTCGTCAAATGAAATTCCTTCATCCCTGTAAACCCCGTGGGGAGATCATAATCTCTTGTGCCAGCAGCCATTGTTATAGCTGTACTTACATTCTCCATAAGGGATATACGCAGATTGCGATTCATCTTCGCCTCTGCCAAAGCTATAAACTCTGGTATTCTGTCAGTCAGATCATCCCTGTCGAGCCAGTTGGCTACAGCAGTCTGAAGTTCAGCGTATGTCCCAATAGCCATTAGGTTACATTACGCTTCGCAAAGAATACGTTTTGATTTAATATGGAGAAGTTTCTTTGTGTGCGCCCTAAGACGCCATGTGCATATAACCACATAATTAAACCCTCGTTGGTGTAGTTCTAAAGTATTTGTTATCTGGGTCGTTGAGATACTTCTTCATAAGATTATGATCCTTCTCTATTGCCCCATTCGTTTCTTTCATCCACTGCTGCCATATATTCAAGGGAATAGAGGCAACTCTTACACCCTCTCCAGTTTTACCCGGAGTAAGCAAGTCACCATAATCATTGTAAGCCCGTTTATTCTCTTCCAGTATCGGCTCAACATCCTGATAAGTATTTATAGTAAACTCAGTCTCATCAGCATTAGAATGAAATGTATCTACTGGTGTTGATTTCGCTACAGCATTCTTTATCATCTTAAATGATGCCTCTTATCATTACCCTTTACAATTTCTCCCATACGATTAACAGTGTCAGAGAGCTTTTCCTCAAATGTAGAGGTTGAATTTACTTTCTTTTCGGTCTTGACAGGGGCTTTCCCATTTTTTACTTTACCAGCCATAGACATCTTTCCCCACCTTAGAAACTTGTGTGCTTATCACGTTATCTATAGAACCATTATGATCTGTAACCCCTAAAGCACCATCTACTCCAGGCCCATACTTTTTAAGTTTGGGTTCGCCTTCTGAATAAGGCGGAGGATTCATGTCAGGACCAATAGCTGTTGCACTACCCTTGCTGGGTGGTTGTCCAATATTTGCCATCTTATTTCTCCTTTGAGGCAAAGCCCCCCGAAGGGGGCTAAACCAAAACTAACTAGATTGCGCTCTTAACCTGGCCGCTGCCTGAACCATTCTTCGCGCGCAAACCGTACTCAGCAATCAAAAGCTGTTTTACACTGTCACCAGATTTGGCGAGAGTTTCTGTACGGAAAGGACGCAGATAGTCAACAGACCACAGATCAAAGTCAACAACATCGCAGTTGCCATCAGGCAGGAAGCGATCAGGTACGACTTTGAAAGTGCCAAAGTCAGTAACCAGCACATCAACCGCATTTACAGCGGTTGCGGGTTTGGCAGAAGACCCCACATCTTTGTAAAGATCAGCAACCACAGAACCGCCTACATCAGCAGAACTAATGGTTTGCTTTACATCACTTTTACATAGAATGGTGTCAGGTGATCCACCCAAGTCCCAGATACGAGCAATACAAGTATTAAGCATACCAAGAGTGATAGCAGTATCAGCACCACCAGTACCAGCACTTGTCGTGCCATCTGGATAAGTTGAAGCACCACTGTTAGAAAGGCCAGCGCCAGTAGACGCAGCTATAACAGGTGATGTTGAAGTGCTGTTAGTACCAATCCAAGTAGAGTAAGCACCAGTATATCTGGCAGCAGCAGCGCCGCCAGCATCTTTAGCCGTACCCATTAGCAACATACTTTCCATGTCGCGCTTCATTTCCTTGGCTCGTTTTGCAAGCTGATAAGCCTGAGTTGATTTACGACCGGCGAAATCCACTGCTTCAGCAGTTCCAGAACTCTGGACTTGCGTTGCGGATATCTGGGTGTAATTCGTTAAGCGTTTCGGCTCTGTCGCGGCAGTAGAAGCATAGTCCCAGCCTTCCACCTGAACATTCATGCCCGGTGTCGCCAAATCATCAGTTTGCCACTCAAATAGAGTGTTATCAGCAGAACCACGACCACAACCGTTTAGAAACGGTGTGTCCATAGGGCTGATATTGTATATAATATTACTAAGGTCTTCCCTGATGCCAATAGCACCATAGGTTTGCCTAGTATTTGCGGGAACTGCCATAGCATTTCCTCCTTAGTTAAAGGTCTATAAAATCCTCAAGTAGAATGGACGCATCATCGACACGACCTGATCCTTGAAGACGCTTCATTTGTGCAGTACGTTTGGATTTATCTGATTTTGTAGTAGATGTTCCCGAACCAGCTCGAATAACTCTCGGTTTGTTTTTCAGCTTTTTAGACTTTACATTAGACTTCTGTAATTTGTCATATTTTTGAGCTTTTAACAATACGAGTACAGATCGATGATCTACAAGACTATTAAGTTCTTCTGGTGTAAAACCTTGTTCCTTTGCATAGGATTGCAAGTTAGCCGCTAACTCTTTTTGCTTGTCTGGATCACCCCACTCTGGAATCGCTTCAACTAATTTACCCTTTTCAACTTTCAGCATTTCCTGCTGGGCCTGATTATTTTGAGCCTGTTGAATCTGAGCCGCTCTTGCGTGCTCATGTTGTAAACCTTGAACCTTTTCCTGGGCTTCTCTATATTGCTCCCTGGTTGTAACATACTCAATGGGATCATTTTCCCTTAAAGTATCCCAATCTATATTGGCAAATTTATCTAACTCACCTCCTTGATTGGCTATAATATTGGTTATAGTATCCATGTACTGCTGACGCTCTTGCTGAATCTTCTGTACTTCGGAGTTATACTGCTGTTGCAGTACCTCCATTTCCTTTCGATCACCAGCAATCTCTTGCGTCTTACGAGTGTAATCGGATTGTCGGCTATAGCCGCTAAGAAGTTCGTCAAGGCTGACTGCTACTTCTTCACCATTTACGGTGACAGCATACAGTTCCTCTTCCTCTTCACCTTCCGTTTCCTCAGATTCTTCTTCAGCCTCTTCGGCTTCTCCTTCCTCTTCAGATTCCTCCTCAAATGATTCATCTTCCTCTACAGGTTGAGACTCTTCTTCCTCGGTGGGTTGAGCTTCCTCAGTTTCTGGAGTTTCCTCTTCAGGTTCCATTAGTCCAAGTAATGCTTCTTGCGCCTCAGTTATGCTTCCTCCGGGCGACGGTATTGGCTGTGGTGCAGCCGGTGCTTGCGGGGCAGTTTGCGTATCCGCCATAATTTTTATTCCTCTGTCAGATATATGGGTGTTGCTTTTCCATCATCTTAGCCATGTGTCCACTTTCTATTATGGAGTTTATATGACCATGAATCCGATCAAGCAGTCTCATTGCAAGCCAGATAGATTCTCTGGCCTCCAAATCTGTTGAACCACTGTGATTCCAACGGTTCATTAAATCTTCTTTCAGTACATCAAATGCTTCTTTTAACAATGGATCGTCTATAAGCGATTGCGCTCTTCGTTCCCTTTCTTCTGGTGTCATGTTCTACCTATAGCTACGGCGCGTTTCTGCTCACGCTCAATGTTAATTTCCTGTTGCTTCAAACTAGTATCTATTTTCAACTTCTCATATTCCTGTTGAATTTTCTGAGCCTTGATCTGGACTTCAGCAGCCTTGATCTTTAACTCTTCCTGTTTAACCTGAACTTCCATTTGAGCCGTCTGCTCTTCTGGTGATGGACCCTCTTGCTGCTGTGGGGGCATCTGAGATGGGTCAGTCAGATAATCATCGACATTCTGAAATCCCATAGCCTTAACAAGTGATGCGCCTAGATTATACATATTCTGTACGCTTACTATGGGTAGACCACCCTTCATCGCTTCACCGGCGAAAGATAGCATCTGAGATAGATGCATCATCTGCTGATCCTTATTACCGCTTCCTAGAGCAACACTAACTGTGCAGTCGAATTTATCTCTCCACACATCTGGTCGAACAGGTATCCACTCATTGCGTAGCTTTATAACCCTCTCTTTATCTTGGTTCTTATGCAGGAGTTCATAAATACACATCATTAAATCTTTAACACCAGTCTCGGCAAAGTTACGAGCGATTAACTCTACTCGACTTTGTGCAGCACCCATAACAGCGTTGACAGCGGTAGCTGTAGTGTGCGATGTGAGAGCATTTTCATCAAGCCCCTGCGACATCTTAGATACACCGGCTCTGGCTTCCCTTACGCCATCGAGATACTCAAGCATCTGAAAGGTATAGGGTTCAAGGGCGGGAGTAGCCAAGGGAGTAACAGCTTGGGGGGATTTTACCCTGACCACCCCGCCTGGACGTTGGGATAAAAGATCGTCTAAGTTAGCCTGTCCCTCAAGGACAGCATAGCGACCAAAGTTCTGGTTGTACATATTATCCATGAGATTACGCATCAGCGTACTCTTCATTAACTGAAGGTCCATAACAAGATCAGCAACTGACAGTCCAAAGAACTTATGAGGAATCTTTACGGGGGTAATAGATACGAATGGGATTTTATCTATCGCATCATTCTGTAGGATTTTATTTCCTACACTGCATATCTTCCTGAGTTCTGTAATGCCGTCATCGTCATAATCTGTTTTTAGGAAAGACTCATATAACCAATATGTTCTTAAACCTTCTTCCTCATTGAGTCCGGCATCTCCCCAACCTTCCCAATATTGTGCTGATTTATCAAACTTATATCTTTCTAATCTTTCCGCAGAAAAGGCAGCCATGTCTTCTCCACCACCACCTAAATCTTCTGGGTCTAAATTCTCATCAGGATACATTTCCCGTAACTCTGATAAAGTCTTTAAAACACGATGACATACAAATCTGGCATCTTGTATATTCTTGGATTCTCTAGAGATCAGGAATTCAGAAGGTGGTACATTCTCTATCTTAATCCTACCATCATAGCTTTTTCTTTTGATTACGAGATCATGGTAAGGCTGCTCCCCCTCTGTTATTTCGGTATGCTCTATAACCTCAACACCGTCATCAGAGATAAGGGACATCAGGGAAACCTCATCTAAATTATGATATTCTTCCCGCTCCTCTTCCTCATAGTCTTCCCACCATACTTTTACGATTCCGTTCTTTGATAACAAAGCATCCGTAAACCAAGAATACATAATCTCCCAGCCCGGATTGTCTTTTGTAAAAACGTAATTAACGTAGTCTGTAGCCTGTTTAGCCATGTCTACATCTTCCGGGCCGTGAGGGCTGAACTTAACCATTTCATCCCCAGAGGCAAACACCCTCATAAGAGAAGGCTTTATCCACTCAATGGTATCCTGTACGGTAGAGTCTACATACTGGCTTCTGCCATCTATCTCATTACCAAATGGCAAACCATAGTAATACGCCATAGCTTGCTCTCTCTGCTGAGAGATTGTATCCCCCATATAACCAAGAGAACTCGTAACCTCGCTACGGATTCTAGTAATTAGTTCTACATCAGAAATTTTTTCTTTAGCCATTAAACAATTCCATAGTTCCTATATTCTACATCTGCCGTCCATGAGGGGTCTTCCCCAGCCACAGCAAATCGTTTGGACTGAAACGCATATCGAGTCGCACTCAAAAGGTCATCCCTCAAAGGGACAACCTTTCCATCTTTTCTGTGATACATTCTGAACTCTTCAAACCAGTCTCCAAGAGTGTTAAACACCTTAAACTTTTTAGCCTCTATGCTCTGAAGCATTGCCATCAAACCCTCTTCTATGGAGTTTGATCCTTTGTTGGTTCCCAATGCTGGGGGATTGGTAAAATGATCTAACATAAAGTTACAACCTAAGTTCCTGTACTGATCAGCTAGTCCTGGGTTTCCCATACTATCCCTGCGATTGCCGTCATGCGGGTAGGCTATGGGAATAAAATGCGGCCTCATTTTTATATTTTGCGCGTGTACCGTAGGACTTGCCTTGGAAGCTCTGTAGCAATCGTAGATATAAAAGGTTTCGCTCTCGTTGTCTACAGCACACCAAACCAATGCGGTGGGGTGATCCCAACCAAAATCTAT